CTTCTTCTGTTAAGTCTGGATTCTTACGCATTAGAATATCAATTGATTTAGTTAATCCCATTTCAATAGCTTGTTGGTCAACTGTTAATTGCTCTGATTCAGATGCTGGGTAGTTTGGTTCAACGAAATCAACAGACATACTACCTTCACCAATTGGCTTACCATAATATTCAGATACCATCTTCAACATATCAAACAACTCTTGTTCATATACCTTAAAGTCTGCTTGTTGTTCTAAAGTGAACCGATCCAGCTTTAGGTTTTCCATCTGCAAAGCAAAGCCAGATGAAGCCTGTGAAGTCATTCTAAATTGAGATGGTGAAACACCATAACTAATAGCAAGGTTGTTCGCTAAGTCTTGAGCAACCCTATGTAATTGTTCATAGTTAGATTGCAAATCAAGTACAGATATTTCTGTGTTCTGACCAGTTAGCGTTAATATACTTAACGGATCAAGAACTTGTCCGAGCAATTCACCTACGTTGTCACCTTTACCAACCAGTTGTTTGAATGATTGCGTTTTGATAATGTGGTTCAAAAACGTTAGATGAACTGCCATATCAATTGTACCACCCGTTAGGTCATCACCAGTAAAAGAATCCCAGAAAGTTTCATCTCGCCAACCACTATGTAAATATACAAATGGCAAAACACCAAATGGATTTTCCATTTCATCATTATCTTCAACGGCTACAATAGTATCTTCACCAGAAGATTTATCAATATAGTAGTGTTCGTCAACAGACCAATACGCCCAGCGTTCCTTGTCTTTCTTTTCACCAACCATCTCAACAAAGTATGCAACCCATTCAACTTCACCTTGGTTATATCCAACCTCGGTTAAGTGCGGTAGTCTTAGCATAATCTTTGGCTGTTCTTTATTACTATCCCAACCAACTTGAATTAATACATCATTAAAAGCGTTGACATATCGATTAGCTTGTGACATTGTTTTGTTAATTCTCAAGTCATTGTATAACCCTTGAACATCCTCATTCTCAAACTCACGATTAACACCAAACGAATAAACATTACTAACAGTATTTACTACTTGCTTATAAATATTATTGTTTGTATTAAGTTGGACATCTAATTTTAATGTGGCAAATGCTCTATATATCTTGCCTAATTTAGATATAACTTGATTGTCATAATTGTCGTTATACATTGCGTAACGTAACGCGAACTTCTTTAGTCTTGCGGTTTCTGTCATTGTGCGACCCTCATTGATAATTCTTTAGGTTTAACAAGCCTATGTTCGTATTCAAGGTAATAACCGACCGAATCAGAAGCGTGTGAGAGCGCGGTATTGCTCTTGTCAACTTGTCCCTTATCGTCATACGATAGCTGTTCAAGGTCGGCTATTAATTCCGTATTCCTCGCACATATTGCCATCTTAACATCACCATTGCCATTTCGCAACATAGAATTGAAAACATTTATTCTGTCTTGTACTCTTGGATTAGCTGTCTTAATCATTAACTTATGCCACCCAGCATCTTTAATGAACTCATAATTAGTTTGTGCAGTACCTTGTGAACGTGCTTTACCAGCCGCATCACCATATATTGTAGCACTGAATAACTGTGCGCCTAAATGCCCAAATTTCTCTTTAATGTGGGCGATAGTATCAACTACTGGTTTATTATAAATGATAGCATTATCCACTACTGTAACAACCCCATTAATAATCTGAATAAAGAAACAAGCATTATAAGGTGAGATATTAAAATCCCAACTAATAATTAACGGTAATGCTGGGTTAATGTCGAGATTATCGCAAACGTGAGCATCACGATCAAAGCAATGATATACGGCACTACCATTAACATTAACAAACTCACCCATAAGATACTGTTCAAGCAGTCTTTCATCGTAATCTTCTTTTAATGTTTCAATATAGTTCTCTGGCAAGTGTGGATTATCCATCGTTCTTGCTCTGATTAACTTATATTTATCTGATTCATTAGTAACAAACCGATCATAGAACCAGCGATAACCTTCTGGCGTTCCAACAACATCTACTTGATTAGGCATCTTGTCTGGCAAAGGTGAACGATTACGTGCCAATATCTGTTTAAAAGCCTTAGCCATCTTTTGCTTGGGTAGTATATCGCACTCATCAATCAATGAATAACCAACCTCATAACCAATAATATATTCTGGTTCGCTCATATTCCTAAAGATAATTGAACCAAAGTCTTTAATAATCAATTCCTTATCTGATTTATTAAGCTGATAAAACAAGCCTAATTCCTCACACATCTCTGGGAACTTCTCAAACGCAATATCTCTAATATGCGGATATGTTGGCAGATAATAAGCCACCTTAACCGTTGGGTATTGTAGCTTCTTAATGATTGTTTTAAGTGTTCCAGCGTATGATTTACCAGCACCGAATCCAGCGACTAATCCTGTTGATGGTTTAGTGCTGTTAATGAATTCACGTTGATGGTCAAGTACACTGACGTCTTTAATCATTTAATATTTTTCAGTATATGAGCAATAACATCAACAGTCCAACCATTACCAATATGATGTGCAGCTTCATCACGTTTTAATATTTGAGTATATCCAACAGGCAACGTCATACAGCGTTCTAATTCTGTTTGAGTTAAATATCTGCAATTATCATCTGACATTTCTTTATCATCAAACACAAGAGTAGTAAATCCCGTATCTCTAAACCTATGAATCATCTTTGACTTGGTTCTTAACGGTCGTGAATCAGAAGCCAATAATGCTCGTGCTTTCTTTCTATCCGTCCAGCCACTCTCAAGAATATCTTGAAGTTCAATACCTTTATCTTCGGGTTGTTCTACATTGGGTATATTGGTCCAGTACAGACGATTTCGAAGCGCTGCCGAAACAAGACTACTATTAATTCTAATGGGTTGAACCCCAAACAATTCAGAGATAATATCCTTATCCTCTTGTTTCATACCACCAACATTCTCAAACAAGAAATATTTTGGTTGAACTTCTTGGAACACTCTTAAATATTCAAAAAATAAAGATGATTTTTGACCAGATAAACCTTTGCGATCAGACATAGCAATAGACAAATCTTGACAAGGTGAGCCACCAATCAATAAATCAAAGCCCTGGTAATCTTCACTATTACATTGATAAACATCTGAATGGTGTTTTATATCGGGATAATTAAACGCCGATACTTTCTTTGCTCTACCATCTATTTCGTAAGCGTGATAATTACAATCAATACCTAATTTATCAAGAGCAACACGCCCACAAGATATGCCGTCAAATAGACTTAATACATTCAAGATACTAACCTAATACCAGTAACTTCCGTATTATTATTCTCAACTTCATCGCGTGAAACCTCACGCCATCCAGCTTGTGTTTTAAGATAAAAGATAGCAGAAGCAGTATCGCCAGAACGTGCTTTAGTTAGCAAAGAACCAGCTACATCAACGATTGCTTGTTGCCTACCTTTTTTATACATACGGAGTGCTTCTTTATCTCTCTTGAAGATTTCTTGCAATGTATCTTTATGAAATCCGAAATAATCAGCTAACTGTTGTTGATTAAGAACAGCACCAAGAGTATGTAACTCTTTTCTTTGTGATTTAGTTAATTCAATCTTATTTGAACTCATACTTCGCCTTTTGCCCTAATGGATTAACATTATGAATAGCCTTACCCTCACGCTTCATTTTACATACTACGCTTCTAACGTGGTTAATACCGATTGATTTAGCTTGATTAGCTGTAATACTTCCATTCTTATGAATATACTTAGTAACCTTATCTTGTTCTGTTTCAGATGCTTCACACTTATTAAATATAAATAAGCCGATTAATAGCCCCAGTGTCATTCCTAATATAAATCCAATTAATAACATATCATATTTCCTTTATTTTAATTTCACATTTGCCGCCTTTAACTACTTCTTCTTTAGAGATAGCTAAACACATTATCTGTGAATCATCTTCATAAGCTATACCAATTAATGAATCAAGTAACGATTTAGCGAAGTTATCCACATCATATTTACGTCTTGTAGCTGGGAACAGTTTAATAATCACCATCACTGGCTTATCTGTTGGTTGCTTCTGACTATCACTAACCAGATTAGCAACACGTTCTTTAAACTCTCGACCTTTCTTAGATAGTATTGAACAACAGATACGACCACGAACAATAGCACGATAGTATTGATTAACCGATACTGGCATCGGCAAGGTTAAATTAAGCTCGAATTTTTTCATTTAAAATATGAAGTCCTAATTGTGGTTCAACGCAGTTTCTTAACACTTGGCGTTTATTACTCAATTTATAGTTAGATAAATCATAACCGTATTTGGCTTCTAAGTCTGGTATTTGTGCTTTTCTTATATTGTCCTTTTCAAATTCAGCATCAGCAATATCAAAGTTTGCCCAGAATAAATGGCGCTGCAAAATCTTAGTTGGCTTGATCAACGGTTCATAATAAGGTTTAACATTCTCAACAACCCAATCACAATCAGCGTTATACATCAAAAACAAAATCTCTTGATATAGTGTCATATCTGGGTATTTTGGTTCAGTTCCTCTATATCTGACGCAAATGTTTTGTCTAAAACTGGAGTGTGTTTGACAAGGTGGTGATGACCAGATGAAGTCAAACTCTTTAAAATGATTAAGCAAATATTCGTGAGCATCGCCAACAATGACTGTATCGTTTGGGTAATGGTCTTGATAAATCTTAGCAACATCAGCATCATATTCAACAGCAGTAACATTAACATCTTTCCAGTGTTTGCGATTGCCGCCGATACCAGAATAGAGATTTAATACATTCATCTAAACTTTTTTGCCATCTTTTAACAACCTATCGCACATATCTAATAATGCTTCGCATAGATGTCTTTTTAGTTCAATGTCTTGGATGTTATTGATCTGTTTCACAATGTCCTTAATGTTGTTTAGAACTTCTTCACATTCTGATTGCGTATGTTTATGTAGTTTCATTGCTGTAATAATGAGAAAGACCGTAAGTTATCCAGTGGATTCTGGGCTTATCTTGTTTAATCAAGTAGTCTAATTGTTGAACACTTATGCCGAGAATATCAGCAACCTTCTTATTTGTCAAACCTAAGCGTTTAAACTCACATTTAAT